CAACCCACATCTAAAACAAGTAATACTTGACGCTCCCATGACCGTAGGTGGACATGGAGATAGAGTAAAAACAGATGATGGATTCAAAGAAGTCCTCAATAAAATTTCTTCTGCAAACCCAGGCTCACCTATGGACAGACATAGACAACGTGGAACCAAAGAAGTTAAGACTAAAGAAATAGTTAAAAAGCATCTAGACATTCAATCAAGAAAGAAGTAGAATAGACTTATGAGTAAATTATTAGAACTGTGGGAACTAGAACATTTAGATTTAAAAACTGTTCAGAAGAATGGTAAAAGATTTTACACAGATGGAGAAGAATCATTTCACTATCCAAGTGTAACAACGGTTGTCGGTTTACTCAATAGAGAACATATCAAATTGTGGAGAGAACGAGTTGGTGAAGAAGAGGCCAATCGTATTTCAACTGGTGCAGCCAAACGTGGTACATCATTCCACCAAGTCGTAGAAGACTATCTAAGGCAAGAAAAGGAAGTAGTATTCCAAGACCTTATAGAAGAGAATAGATTCAGAGGAGTCCAACCAGTACTAGATGAAATAGTACCGATATGTTTAGAAGCACCTATGTTAAGTAACAAGTTGCAAATGGCTGGACGAGTAGATTGCATTGGAATATTTGAAGATGCATTATCTATTATAGATTTTAAGACATCTTCTTCATTCAAAGAAGATTATATGGCTAAACCTTGGTTCTTACAGATGACTGCATATGCAATCATGGTAGAAGAACTAACAGGAACACCCATTGAAGAAATTACTGCAATAGTAAGTCTTGAAAATGGTAACTTTCAATTATTTTCTGCAGACCCATGCGAATATGTTGACGAGTTGTATAAATTGAGAGAACAGTATTCAAACTTACATGGAGTATAAATGTGATTAGTAAAAAAGAATTTACAGAACAAGTTGAAAAACTATTGATAGGTGGTAAAACGGATGTTATGGGAGCAATCATAAAAGTTTGTGATGATAACAAAGTAGAACCCGAATCAGCAAAGAGGTTAATATCCCAACCTCTCAAAGAAAAGCTAGAAGCGGAAGCAACTGGTTTGAAAATGATAAACAGGGGTTCATCAGCACAAGGAACCATTACAGGTTTCTTTAACAAGTAGGTAATTATGAAAAAAGGTGATATCGTCACAGTAGTGGCAATCAGTGGAGAGTATGTTGGAACATTTGACAGTCAGTTAGATACAACCATTACATTAACTCAACCAAAAATGATAGTATCCAATCCCGAAGGTGGAATGGGTTTTGCTAGAGGTGTGGCTGTAACTGGAGACGAAAATCCAGCAGTCATTACATTTAATAATTATGTTTTTGCAACCGAATCTAACGAAGGTGTTCAAAATGCATATCTTATTGCAACAGGACAAAAAGAAGCTCCAAGAGTTGAAGTCCCAGCAGAGAAAAAGATTATTACTTGATGACTTCTAGAGAAGGCTATGATGCATACACGTTATACCTTGGGATAAAGTTACATTTTCATTCCAAGGATTATGACTTCGTTAAGTATAACGGAAAAGTGAAGTCAGACATCAAGTCATTTCTTAAACGTAAAGATAAATACCATTTTGGTAAACTGTACCGAACATATAAACAAGAATTACAAGATTTCTATATTGCAAATCTATCATATAAAGATTTCTGGGCGGGTGACCTTCTAGATAAAGAATGTGATAAGAGATATCGTGAATGGAAGAAACGTAATCAGAAATTAGGTTATATGTTTGAAACAGAAGTGAATGACTTGATACGAAAGTTCAAGATTCAGACACAACTTAAAGTAGTCGACGGTCAACACCCTAGATTACTTAAAGCTTACATGAGTAAGGATGTAAGTTTAGAAACCATTTGCATCATGGATGAAATAATTGGTTTCACTAAAGATTGGGAAGCACTTATCTCAGAGAAGGTAGTGTATCCCGACTTACACATTAGAATTAACAAGTACAAGTCATTCATATCATATGACCAACAGAAATACAAAAAGAAGCTTCTAGAAATATGCTCTACTTAATAGGGAATGGCCCTAGTCAGAAGAATGTAGACTGGGAAGAATTCAAAGATAAAGAGTGGTGGGGTTTTAATGCAGTATCAAATAATATTGTTAAACCCGACTTACTATTTGCAATTGATATAGAAGTTCAAGCAAAAATTGTAGACGAAGAATACTATAAAACAAACAAAGTTGCATTTGCCGAGTTCGAGACCGTCCCGATTGAAATGTGGGATATGATGAAGATGGGTATTGGTGAATATGATAACTTCTATGAGATTAGGAAGGACGGAGATACGGAGTTTTCAGTCCAAGGAAGTTACGACGGAAAGGAATGTTTCTTTATAGGTATTAGCGGGGACTATGGGAATAACATAGTTATGTATAATAATCCTAAGCTTAAGAATCTATTTGGTGGAATGAGTGCATTAGGATATGCAATCGAAAACGGTTACAAAGACATATGTCTAATAGGATTCGATGCACTTGAACATAATGACCCCAGTAATATATTTGCTGAGTCTGGCTTGTATAAATACAAGGTTGTTTATACAGAAGACGATAGAGTCTTCCATACTCAACAACAACAGTTTCTTGCTCTATTAAAGGAGTATGAAAACATTAATGTCTATTGGAAAAAGCCTCTTGAAGGTTTTGTGAAAGTAGAGTATAATGAACTTAACTATGAAAATAGTGAAAAGTGGATACTTGGGGTGGGACACCCATCTGAAGTATCTTGATAATATGCGATAAAATGCGATACAATTGTAATAAAATAGGAGAATACAATGTCAAGTAGTTTAGATAAACTAAGAGCTGCAATGGAATCAGCTTCCCCAACAGGCGGAGAAAAAAAATCCTACTCAGACGACACTATGTGGAAACCCGAACTCGATAAGAGTGGTAACGGTTACGCTGTAGTTCGTTTCTTACCTACCCCCGAGGGTGAAGAGATGCCATGGGTATCATACTTCGACCACGGTTTCCAAGGGCCAGGTGGATGGTATATTGAGAAGTCTTTAACGACTCTTAATAAACAAGACCCTGTGTCTGAATACAATACTCAGTTATGGAATACTGGTGTTGAGGCAAACAAAGACCAAGCACGTAAACAGAAAAGACGTTTACATTATGTGTCTAACATCCTTGTTATCTCAGACCCTAAAAATCCTGCTAACGAAGGTAAAGTGTTTAAGTACAGATATGGTAAAAAAATCTTTGAAGCACTCAAGGAAGCAATCTCACCAGCATTTGAAGATGAGAAAGCAATCAATCCTTTTGACCTCAGAGACGAAGGTGCCAACTTCAAGATTAAAATCAGAAAAGTTGACGGATACTGGAACTATGATAAATCAGAGTTCGATTCACAAGCACCTTTATTTGATGATGAGCAAAAGCTTGTAGATGTGGTAAACAACCTACATAGCTTAAGTGGAATTATTGCACCAAGTGAGTTTAAATCTTACGAAGAGTTAAAAGAGAAACTCGATAGAGTTCTTGGATTAACAGGTGCAGTAACTAACTCTACAGCTGAGTCAGTTGCAGATGATATGGAAGAACTTCCATGGTCAGATGTTAACACGTCTCCAGTTGCAGAAGAACCTGTAGTTGCATCAGCAGAATCTGCTCCCCAAGTGGAAGAAGATGATGCGATGGACTACTTTAAGAAACTGGCTGCTGATAGTTAGTAGTTGAGTTTCTTACAATGGGGTAGTCGTGTTTATTCAAAATGTGTCCTTGAAAATAAGACGACTACACACTGAGACCGTGGAAAATGATTGGGGGTACTCAGTAAGGGAAAGGTCAATAGCATATAGCGGATTGGTCGGTGAAGAACGGGTTGCTGTAAAGCGTGGGGTGACTTCACATCTATTAGAGAATAATTATGCCTAGTGTAACACCTAAAATAAATCCAAAGAATCGGAACGTAGAAGGGTTCGACCAACTACTTCGCAGATTCAAAAAGGATTGTGAGAAAGCAGGTATAGTTCAAGAATGTCGTGATAGAAAGTATCACATCAAACCTAATACAATTAGGAATCAAAGAAACCAAGACTTGAAGAGACGTAAGAAGTTAGATGCAAAAAGAGCATCAATGGGACGACGTGGATTTAGAGGGCCGTTAGGTTGATGACATGGCAAAACAATGGCACGGTGGCAAGGGTTCACAACGTAGGAATTCTAACGAGAAATTATACTCAGATAACTGGGATACTATCTTTGGTAAAAAAACTGAAGTAAAGGTTAGAAAGGTTACACCTTCACATGGACTTACTCAAGTTCAAAAAGATAAAACAAAATATAACAGAAAGGCAATGACTAAAGCAGATATGCTTAAAGGGCCTGAATTAATTTAGATTTACAGCTGCAGTTCTTCCAATTGTAGAATCAGTTGGTCTAGGATTAGGTGATTGTGAGAATGCATTATTAGTTACATTGTTATTAGTGTTTTGTTGTGCAACTGCAGTGTTGTTTTGTGTTCCACCATCCATTGCAGCTTTAGATGCTTCTCTTTGTTCTTTTAATTCTTCACCAGTCATAGGAGTACCTTCAAGACCTATATTCCTTGAATCAAGTTCTGCCTTAACTAGTGCCATGTCTTCTTCAGATAAATCATTGTGTGAAACAATGGCCATTAAGTCTTTAGTTGGAGCGCCAGATATCATAGATGCATCTACAGTAGATTTACCTATTCTGTTTTTATCGTAGAGACCACTCTCTTCTGCAGAAGCAGTATCACCCCCTAACATGTCTTTTGCCCAATCGGGTAATAGTGAATTAACAAATCCTGCTATACCATCGAAGATTGCTCTAAATGGTGCTAAGAATAAATCAAAGACTCCACCTATTATCTTCATTAGACCATCAAAAATACCACCAAAATCACCACTGAATGCAGCGCTAAACATATCGATGAATCCACCGAAGATGTCTGTTATGGCTCCCCATATATTGCTGAAGACATCCATAATAACATTGACTATACCACTAATGGTATCAAATACAAAACCAAATACTGTAGATAAAGTCTCACCTATGATAGGGAACTTATTAAATACTGCAACTACAGCTCCAACGAGTAAAGCAACTCCAACTGCAATTAATAATCCCATTGCAATGAATGGTAAGGATGCAACAATCATTGAACCCACAAACATAGTGGTTGCAACAACGAATCCTAATACAGCAGGAACAAACTTTAATGCAGATTTAAGAAATGACCATGAAGATGCAGCGAAAGACGCCACCCCAGCTTTCATATTTTCTCCACTACTGAAGAACTGGCCAACTGATTTCCCAAATCCAATAACCGTATTGCCTACCTTATTAACACTCTCACCATAGAAATTTAATGCATCTCCAAATCCACCAGTAATTTTAGCAAACATAGAACCTTCACCAAACACTAAGCCTCTAAAGTTTTCAGCATGACCTTTCATCTGTGAGAAATTTTCTTCCATCATCTCACCAGCTTCTGCTTGTTTGTCTGTATCACCAAACGAAAATGAACTTCTAAGAGAATTTTTAATTCCATTTAACATATCAGATATTGCACCAGCTGCTTCTATTGGAACAGAATCACTTTTGTATGTAGATAGGAACTCAGCTGATTTATCTTGGGGTGATTTCTCCATGCCCGGCAATGTTTCTTGGAGAGGTCTTCGTTCTTCACTTTCAGTAGGTGTTACATTTGCAACAATGCTTGCTCCTTTAGCAAATGTCTTGGTTGCAACATCAAATTGCTTTTTGATGTTTTGTGGACTTACTGTATCAAGGACACCACCGATTCCATCTTTGATGCCTTTAAAGAAACTGCCTGCTTTCTTACCTAATGGGGTTGCAAAATCAACAACCGATGATTCAATAATATCTTCTGATGATGTAGCTGCATTGGGGTTAACAGGGCCAACAAAATCTTCACCCATGCCAGTGATACCACTAGGTACTGTACCTGGCGCTCCCCCTGTTCTAGTAATTTTTATTTTTCTATCAAAGACTTTTAAGTGGTCTGTTAATAGTACAACAGTCTCACCTAGACTTCCTAAGAAACTTATTAAACCAACACCTAAACTAACAATCCCTTTAAAGAAATTAGTTAGTTTATTAGAACTACCACTTAAGTCTACTAGACCAAATGTCAAACCTTCAATACCTTTAACCATATCATCAATGCCAGAAGACATTCCGTCTATACCAGTATTCATACTACCTTGAGATTTAAGGTTTTCGATGTGGTCTTTCTCTAAGTCGTTACCTTCACTTAATGATTTTTTAAACTTATCAAAATCGTCAACCAATTCTTTAGTTGCATCATTTCTTCTATTGTCTAGTTTGTATAATTCTATGTCTCGTTGAGTTTGATTATTTGCGTGTTTTTGCATAATCTTCTCACGAGACTTATCGAATTTTTCTTGTTGTGCTTCGACCTTTTCTTGATGTGTTTCTTGCCTACGAGCGAGTCTTTCTTGAGACTCTTTCATTCTTTCGTTTGCTTTAATTATTTCAGCAGACTGCTTGAAAGCAAGACCAGTTGTTACCCTGTTCAAGCTTCCAATTAAACCTTCTGTAAAATTCTTTATATCTGCGTTGGTCTCAGCCATTTATGATTTTCCTAATTGGGGTTTTGGTCACCGTGTTCTTTCGCTGCACTTGAAGTGTATAGACCAAACCATGCAGCTCCAGCACCCACTAGTACGGAAATTAATCCCGACTGTTCAAGGGTTGGGTCTGCCAAGTCCATAAACCAAAAGGTCGCATAATATAATAGGTACATATAAATACCTAGGAATGCACGAGGTATAATTCTCCATGCATCAATTGTCTTGGCTGCAAATATCCATTTCTGCCAAGGGTTCTTTCTATCTTCTTGAGTTAGTTCAAAGATTTCCTGTTTCAAATCACCGATTTCAGAAACCATACTCATAAACTTTTTCAAGTCAATTTCTACTTCGTTACGACTCATGTCGCCTTGAAATTTATCCATATCGCTCATTGTTGTATCCTCTAGTTTTAATTAAACGTTATCTTCTCATTTTGGCTTGTTCTGCCTTCTGACGTTCTTTTTCTTCTTCTAGATGTTGCATGAGCAATTTAATATAGATTTCCCTTTCCCAAGGTATCATTGAATCTAATTCGTCTAACGAGTATTTGTGGTGTTGCATTAGTTGAAAGTTGGTGCTATAAAAATTAAACACCGACTCATGAGAAAGGGTTATTAAAAAAAACTTTGTAGTCCTTCCAATAATCTCTCATTCAACTTACCACAAGTGTTACACTTGTATTCAATCTTACCTTGAAGTTTGGGCATACCGTTAAAGAATGCACTCAACTTCTCAATCTGTGGAAAGGTTAAACTTTCTACAAACTCTGATTTATCGTCAGCTGACATATCAGCCTCATCGTAGACATTCTCTGCATCAAAAATTTGTGTGATTGATGCCTTAAGAACTTCTATCGATTGTTGGTCTTCAGAAGCAGTAGTAATTTGTTCCATATCTTTAACCTTTGGATATCTTAATATAATACCAACGTCATCTGATATCATTATCTTAGGGTCACCACCAGTATCTTCTGTTACTGTTAGGTCATCTAAGTTAACTACTGTTTCACCAGTTCCATTACAGTCAGTTGCCATGCAAGCCAACTTTAATGGAATCGTTTCACCTACTGATACTGCTCTGATTTTACAGAACAAGTACTCTAGGTCAAACATAGTCAATTCATTTGCATTGACTTTCTCAAACGTCACATTATTAATCAAATCCTTAACTGCACTAAGTGTAGTTTTCGGGTCTTCACTTTCTTGTGCAATGACAAGAATCTTTTGTTCCTTTACTAGGAACGGTCTGAATTTTACTTCAGTACCAGTTGAGGGCAGTTCACATGTGTATGTGGGGGTTGCCTGAATTGGTAAGGCCATAATTATACTCCATAATTAATTAACCACCACCTAGTAACTTTCCTATTCCTAGGTTTTTGTACTTAGTGGCAGCGGTGTCAAGTGATGATAACTTATTAAGGTAACCACCAACTTTATCGTTAAATCTACTTCCGACTTTTAATACGTCTAAAGTAGAATCTAAAATCTTTCTTCCAGTATTTAGTGCAGAAGCTTCGGGAAGTTTTGGTTGTCTTGATACCATATCATCATATATCTCAGTGTAATTTCTATTTGGCTTCCTATCTTCTACCATGTATTCTGTATCGTAATGTCTGTATTGGAATGACATACTAATTTCTAGTATACCACTTGAGTCTGCACCAAAACTTTGAGTATCGAATGATGATGGATATACATCATGGTAAGTATATTTTAAAGACTTAGTTTCGTCCTTTCTCAGTGCATACACTTCAAGTTGTCCGATGTAATCATCAAGATATTTCATGACTGGTATTTGTGCAGAACCTTGAGTTCCACCAGCACCACCTGTGTATGATGCTTCGTAAATCCATCGATGCCATGCTTCAATTAATGCACGGTCATGAAATGATTGGTCACATATAAAGGTTAAGTCAACAAACCCACCTTGGTCTACAGTTCCGTCGGGGATTTCATATCCCGAATTGTATTGGTCTCTTGTATTAGTTCCTAAAGATGAACCTTCCATATCTACACTTCTACATCTAAGCATGTCTTCTGCAGAAAACTGAAATCCTAATCCAGCAGGAGCTAGAATAGCAACATCATAAAGGTCTCCTCTTGCACCTACATCAAAATTTGCTTTAAACGTATCTATTGTTATACTCATTAGAATTTCCTTTGACTCTCTGCATACACAGTATTTGCGTTGACGTTAAATTTTGCAAGTGGTAACATCAATATTGCTTCCCATTGTTGATAAGGTACTTCCACTATTCTTGCACCTATGTGTGTTGTTAAATATCTTTTGATACAAGGTTTTGCAAACCTTAAATCATTATTGTACTGAATGATGTTGTAATCAACTTCCATTCTAGTATCTCCATCACCCTCTATTGTATTGCCTCTTAGCTCTTCTAATAAGGGTCTGAGTAATGCAGTTCTATGTCTAGGTGCAATGTAATGTGTATTAATACCTAAGAACCCATCTTTATATTGTTCTATTGGTATCACTATTGGGTACTTATCCCAGTAAGGTAATTCATCTTGCCATTTAGCATCGTAGTGAAACATGTATACTTTACCTTGTTTCAAACCACTAGATGTAACCGAACTCAGTCCACCCATTACTCTATCGGGTCTTAGTTTAATATCTCTTACGTTATTTCTAAACCATTCAAGACTATCTTCAGTTCCCGACTCTACATCTTCGGGTAACATTTTTGCTACTGCTGACAATAAGACTCTTGATACCATAGAACTATTTATGTATTTTAGGCTACAATACTAAAATTAGTTTCTATAACTTCTCGATTAGATGGATTTATTTCTAGGAATGACCCGAGGTCTTCTTCAGTGATATGACCAGTAACGGTAACTCTACCATTTCCGAATAGATGTTTTATACTTTCATCACAGGTTCCTATGAGTCTAGGTTTCTTACCCTCATATAATTCTCTAAGTCTATAGTAGTACTCATACATTTCGGGACGGTCTTCAGATATATGAAACTCAATCATACCTTCAACATCAAAGAACACTGCATTTCTACCTTCGGGGATTGGAAATTCATTTATCCAATCATCGTAAGTGATTTGTTTATTGTTAGGTAAGTAATTAGAGTCATCCCAAACAACAAATTTTGTTTCATAAGCTTTACATTGTATCAGAGCATTTACACGAACAGAGCCTGGGTGAACTCTCCATCTATCGTTTGGTTTAATCCATGCTTGTGGTGTAGAATAAAACCCTACTGTTTTGTATTGGTCTATTAACCAAACTAGTTTCTGTGCTTCGTTTCTCAGTGAATCATCGTCGGTCTTATTCTCTGCAACATTGATGTGATGAATATACTTTAATAAGTTCTTTCCATATGTCTTAGGGTGATATGGATGCCAATGTTTACATTCGGCTAGAGTCGCTATCTTTGGTATTGATACCTTAGATTTATTTTCAAAGGCTTCTCGTAGGCGGTCTTCAGTTATATGCATTTATTCTATCCTCTACTAGTTTGATATCTTTAGGTGTGTCTACTGATAGACCATCATCTTCTACATGAACCATTAGAACTTTATATCCATGTTCTAAGAATCTCAACATTTCTATTCGTTCTGCAAACTCTAAAGTTTGCATAGGCAACTTAGAGAACTCTTGTAGACGTTCTTTAGTGAATGCATATAAACCAAGTTGTTGATGTACCCTTGCATCCTCACCTCGTGGGAAAGGTATACCAAGACGTGAGTAATACATTGCACAATGATGTGAATCAAACACAACCTTTACTACATCGTTGTCCATGACCTTGTAAGGTTCTTCGACTGTAACGTATGCATTTGCAACACCAAGATTAGGATTAAAATAATCACATAGTCTATCAATTGCTTCGGGGTCAATCAAAGGTTCGTCACCTTGGATGTTAACATAGATATCTGCATCTATTTGTTCGGATGCAATTGCACACCTATCTGTTCCAGTCTCACAATCATCGTCAACTCTTATTACAGGTATGTTGAATATCTCACAATGGTATTCAATTCTATTATCATCCGTAACCACGTAGACCTTGTCTAGTTTCTTCGAAGCCGATGCACGGTCATAGGTTCTCTTAATCATAGATTCACCACAGATTAATGCAAGGGGTTTACCCTCAAATCTAGATGAACCATATCGGGCAGGTATTAAACCGACTCGATTGAACTTGCTCTGTTCCAACAACATTCTATATCTCCATATCCATATTCTGCGTAAATAAAATCAACACCAGCTCTGTCTGCACAATCCATATCTACTTGCATGTCACCCACATAGACTGCATCTTTTGGGTCTACATTACATTCTGCAAGTGTATATAGTAATTGGTCGGGAGATGGTTTCCCTCTAAACCGTTCATTCGGACAGCATATAATTTCAAATTCAACATCAAGTTCAAGCAGAATAGCATGAGCTCGGTGATGTGACTTCGAAGTTACCACGGCTAATTTTTTACCTTCAGCTTGTAAATGTTGAAGGTGTTTTTCTACACCCTTGTAGAATTTTATCATGTCTCCATTTTCTTCAGATGCTTTGTTGTACATTTTCATCAACTCATCTTGGTCAGTAAGTATACCCATCTCAGTTAAGATGTCTTTGAATGGTTTACCAATATGTTTGAAGTAATCTTCAAATGGCATACCAGTCTCTAAGGAGTTGAATGCTGTTTCCATGTTCTTTTTGGAATCAATTAAGACTCCATCTAAATCAAACACATATAATTTTTTCATTTCTTTACCTTTTTTGGGAGTAAATGGTCTTCAGTTAGTATACGGAATCCCAATTTTCTATCTTTGCAGAAACTTTCTGCAGCTTTAAACTTTGCTTCGTTGATAACATAGGTTGCAACCTCTTTGTAGTAACGTTGTGTCTTACGTTTTGGTTGTTTTGGGGGTTTAGTTTGTTTCTTAGGCTTGACTTCAATGATTTCACGGAGTATTTGACCCGATGCATTCTTATATTTTATGTAAAAGTCGGGAAAGTATCTATGTGGTCTCTTGTCTAGGGGTGAAATGTAGGGTATAATGATTTCTTCACTACCCCATTCTAAGATATTGGTGTTTTCATCACAGTAAACCATAAATCTACGCTCCCATAAAGACCTATAATAGATTTTAGTGGGGTCTCCTTTGTATTTTTTGTAGTTCTTTGGTTTGAACTTACCCGAATATGCCATAAATAACAGTAACCATAATTAACAAGAACTATTTATAGGGATTCTGAATGCCGAATATCAACAAAATACTAAACAAAGTAAACCAAGGGAAACAAGCAGTTAAATCTCTTAAAGGAATACAAGCAAAAATCAGTGGAACAGGTTATGACCTAAAAGACATGGTGACCCAAGGCATTGAAGGGTCTGCTCTTGGTGGTGTTGCAGATAAATTAGCACAACAAAAATTAGAAGCTGAAAATACACTAAACAATAGACGTGCAAGTCTAGAAAAGTCTCGTCAATCAGTGAAATCAAAAAAATATGCAAAGGCCTCCCCCGAAACAAAGGTGAGAGAGTTACAATATCCAATTGGGGATGGGGTAGAAAATTTTATTATTTTTGAAACATTACCAAGGGTTGCAAGAGAAGGAGAAAACAATAAAAACTTACTATCATCTGAAACCATAGAGATAGCATTATATGTTCCAAGTGAAGTTGGAGATGATGTTAAAGCAGAATACTCAGCAACTGGAGTTGGTAAAGGTATTAGAAGTGCATTAGAAATAAAAGATTCTTTCAATGGTAAGATGGATGGGTCAACATTACAGGCTGTTGGAACTGCATTAGAAAATGCAATACAAACAGGTTTAGATTCTCTTGCAACAATGATAGTTGGTGATTCAAGTAATTTCCTTGCTGGAAGAGCAGTGAATCCTATGGAAGAACAAATGTTTCAAGGAGTAGGATTCAGAGACTTTAGTTTTGATTACGAGTTTTATCCTAGAAATAAATATGAATCACAAGAAGTTCAAGATATCATATGGGCTTTTAAAACAGCAATGTTACCCGATACATATAGTAATGCAGAAGGGGACACTGCAGTAGAGAACTACTTCAACTATCCAAATATTTTTAAGGCATATTGGGAAGGCCCAATCGCAGAACAGTTTGATGACTTCTTACCTATGGTTTGTACAAGTGTATCTGCTAAACATTCAACTAAATTATTTGAAGATGGATACCCTGTGTCTTCAACAATGTCCTTATCATTTACAGAAATTAAAATACTCACTCAAGAAAATTATCAACAGATATCTAAATCTTCTAAAGCAGATAAGACTATCGGTAGTGGTAATAAATCCCTTGCAATGAGAATGTCAGAAACAGTTGCAGCTACGAATGCAGCGTCTAGTGGAGATGGTGGTTAATAATGGCAAATGAATTTTTCAAGAACTTTCCTACAACCAATTATAAATTATCAAATGGTAAATGGATTACAATTAAAGACTTCTTTAGAAAGTCTACAATAGAACAAAATGCAGTTAACAGTATTGTTGATTATGAGTACTACGAATTAGAAGATGGTGAAAGACCCGATGTCGTTGCAACAAAGCTTTATGGTAATGGTGACTTGCATTGGACTCTGTTATTAGTTAACCAAATGCAATCATATTATGATTGGCATAAAGACACACAAACATTTGAAATATATTTGAAACAAAAATACCCAGGCCAATGGTTGACTTTCAATAATACCTCTGATATGATAGACCAAACTTCAAAGTTTCTATTGGGGGAAAAGATTGTGGCCAACGATGGTAACGAAGCACACATCATTAAAGTGCAACCTACATATAATAGAATTGGAGTAGAAGGTAAACTAGGTTTTGATGGTGGAGATACTATTACTGGTGATATCTCTAATAAGACTTCCACAATTCTAAATGCAGTTAATCAAATAGATGGTATTGCATATTATAAAGATAGTAACGGATTAAGAAAAAATCATTTTGAAAATGGATATACTTCAGTATCACTATGGCAAGATGAGTTTGATATAAACGATAAGAAAAGATTAATAAAAATTATTAGACCAACGTACATAAGAAAAGTAGTGCAAGAGTTTGATAGAATAATGAGTTCATAATGGCCCAAGGCAATTTTACTGCTGGTGGTTTTTCCATCGAAGCACTTACAATTATAAATCAACACGGTGAGACAGTCGTGGTTGATGCTGTATGTATTGGTATAACTTTATATGAATCAATCTTCAGTAAATTCTGTTCGGGCCAAGCATCATTTATCGATGGGGTAGGATTACTTAAAAATTATCGTTTTACTGGACAAGAGTTTATTCGTATATCTGTAAAACAAAAAGAAGGATTTGATGAAGAAGCTGCAAAAGAGTTTACTATTGATAAGACTTTCAGAATATACAAAGTAGAAAACACTCAAAGACCCAAAGAGTCTACCATGTCTTATGTAGTAAAATTTGTTGACCCTAGACAATTCTATGTTAATAAGAAAAGACTTAGTAGAGTTTTCAGAGGTTCTAAAGGTCAAATGTTACAGGATGCATTATTAGACGAAGCAAACTTCCAACCCGAAGAATTTGATTTATGGGAAGGTACTGAAACAACAAATCATCAATTCATTTGTCCCAATTGGTCAGTGAATAGATTTATGGATTACGTTGTCAACACTGCAAACTCAGAAGTAAGTGAAGGATGGAAAAACTCAATGTTTTTCTATCAGACTCTTAATGGTGGATTTAGATTTGGTTCAGTAGAAGGAATGATGCAAAGAGAATTCCCAATTGAGTTTACCTTTAAACCGACTCAGAGTAATTTGGAAACAGACCAAACTGATTTGAATGCTCCAGACGGTCTCAATAGTGTTATACTCAATTACTATAAACCCCAAGAGTTTGATACACTTGCTGGATTGATTGGTGGTGCATATGGTTCATCTATGAAAATATATGACCCAGTTAGAAAACTAGAAGAAGACATTATTTACGATTATCAAGAATCAATGTCTAAAGGTCAGAAACATGTCTCAGGCTTTCCATTGATAATAACAGATGATGAAGAAGTTATGTTATCTGCTAACAATCAGATGGACGAAAGGGAAGCACCAAGTATAATTGAACTTGATGTAGACCTTGCAATGAACAAAGCATTTGAAACTAAAGTGGAATATGGATACACGTCAAACCACTCCTTTGATAATGCAGATGATATTTCAACCGATGAAATTTTTAGTGGAAGTAAAAACAAAGACAATGCAAGATTAGAAAGAAGTGCTTTACTAGAAATTTTAGAACAACATAAAATAATTGTAACGATACCATTAAGAACAGATATCTCAGTAGGGACAGTTATTAAATTAAACATTCCAAATGCAGAAACAATAGATGGTAACGTTAGTGACACGTTGAATGATGATAGATATCTAATAACCGACCTTAGTTGCAACATAGACATAGGTACTGCAACAGGGGTAATGCATTTAGAGTGTGCAAAAGAAAGTTACACAATGAAGGTTGTGGATGCGCCAGGTTTAGCAGATAGTGATAAATCACCGAAGGAGATATAATGGATTACTTTTATGGTATAGTTGAAGATAGACAAGACCCTTTAAAGATAGGTCGAGTACGTGTACGTATACATGGAATCCACACTGATAATAAACAATGGATTGCAACACCCGACTTACCTTGGTGTCAAGTAATTCTGCCTACAACTGCAGCTGGACTCTCGGGTATAGGAACTCAACATGGACTTATAGAAGGTTGTACAGTATTTGGATATTACAGAGATGGTGATTTAAAACAAGACCCTATCATTCTTGGAACGTCAGCAGGTATTCCACAAAAAGGTTATAAAGAAACTGTAACCGATGAACAGGTTAGTAGGTCAGTTGAAAGAGGTTTCAATGACCCAAGAAAATTAACCGTTGCAGATTATAATGATACACCCGATGGGCCTAATCCAAAACAAGATGTTAGACGAGGATTCGGAATAACAACTGCATTAGATACTGCACCAAAAACACCAAAAGAAATTACAGTCATGTATGATGCAACTGGTTCTAAGATTACAGAGACAGAACTTACTGAAAGTGATTTACCCTTCTATCCATTATACACCGACCAATCCGATTTGTCAACCTTTGCAAGAGGAACACTCAAAACTGGAACTTTATATGACCATAAATTATCAGACAATCTAGAGGGATTCCTAGACAGTGCAGAGGAACCAGTCTATCCATACAATAAAGTTACTCAAACAGAGTCGGGTCATTTAATAGAATTAGATGACACTCCAACTAAAGAAAGAATTAATTTACATCATAGGTCGGGAACGTTTCATGAGATACATCCCGATGGTTCAGAAGTTTCTAGAATAGTTAATGACCACTATCAAGTAGTATGTAAGGATGACAAGATTTACATAGCTGGTAATGCAGATGTAACCGTAGAGAAAGGTAACGTAACTATCAATGTCAATACAGGTAATGTAACAACAAACATATTGAAGGGTGATATGACCACAACAGTATCAGAAGGAAATGTTCTTACAACAGTATCAAAAGGTAATGTCAATCTAGATGTGACCGAAGGTAACGTAGATGCACAGATTGGTGGAACACTAAACGCAGACGTAGTGGGTAACACTACATTCACTTCACCAACTACAAAAATGACTACAAATCTAACAGTTGACGGTACGGTTCATATCACTGGAGCTCAGACTAATAAGAAATCTATAGTTGCAGATGGCGAGATACAAACTAAGAAAGGTAATAAACCTAAGCTTTCATCTCATACACATAAAACAACTGTGAGTGGTGGTTCTAGTTCGGGAACATATAGTTCCGTTAAACCAAGTTAGTAATAAGTAAGCGAGTATAAATAGATACATGGCAAAGACACTAATAAATAACGGAAAAACAGTTGCAACAAAAAATATCTATGCCGATATGGATATTACAATGAAACCACATCCTGTTACTGGTGACATTACAACCAAAACAGATACAGATGCAATTCGTAGAGCAGTAAGAAATATAGTTCTTACCAACAAATATGAAAGACCTTTCAAGCCAAACTTTGGTGGTTCTATTAGAAATATGTTGTTTGAATTGGACACAGATAGAAAGGTAAACAGAATGAAGTCTACTATGAAAAAAGTAATAGAGACTTTCGAACCAAGAGTCAAAAATGTTGTAGTATTGTTTGGCGAGGTTGAGAGAAACGAGATGGACGTAACCATCTTTTATAACATAACCGACGGTGTAAAAAACCAAGATTTAACATTCACCGTAACGAGGGCAAGATAAGATGGCAACAAATAGTTCACAAATAAACGTCACAGATTTAGACTTTGATTCAATTGCAGAAAATCTAAAAAATTATTTAAAGGGTCAAAACCAATTTAAAGATTATGATTTTGAAGGGTCAAATATGTCGGTCTTGATTGACCTTCTTGCATACTCATCACACATTGGTGCAATCAATACAAACATAGCAGCTTCGGAATTATTCCTAGACTCTGCACAAATGAGAAAGAATGTAGTATCTCGTGCAAAGGATTTAGGATTCATTCCAGCGTCTGAATCAGCTTCTGAAGCAACAATCGATGTTGCATGTTCTAATGTAATTAATGCAAATGGAACATCTCCTACAACTGCAGAAATGCAATTGTTAAGAGGAACAGTATTTCAGACAGTATATGATGGAACTAATTATAATTATGTAGTGACATCAACAGTAAGACCTAGTCAGAATGGAACTACTTACAATTACACGGACGTAAACCTTGTACAAGGAACTTATGCAACAGACATATACATCTTTGATTCTCAAATTGCAAATCCAAAATTTGTATTATCAAATCCAAGGGTTGACAAATCTAAGGTAAGTGTTACAGTTACATCAAATGGTATTACAGACACATATGCATTGTCAACAAACATTTCATCAATTAATACAACCTCTAAAGTATATTATACACAAGAGAATGAAGAAGGATATGTTGAATTGTATTTTGGTGATGGTGTTCTTGGTGCAGCTCTTAAAGACGGTGATTCAATTTCAGTAACCTATATTGTGGTAGATGAAAATCATGCAGATGGAGCTAATCAATTCTCAATGGTGGGAAGTATCAATGGATTCTCAGACATAAGAACTACAAGAGTTATTGCATCCACAGGTGGTGCAGAAAAAGAATCAATAGACTCAATCAAATTTAAAGCAACAAAGTTCTATACATCTCAGAACAGACTGGTAACACTGAATGACTACAAAGCAAAGGTCAGTGAGTATTACCCGAACGCAGATGCAGTTGCAGTATGGGGTGGTGAAGACAATGACCCGCCTGAATATGGAAAGGTGTTCATTGCGCTAAAACCTAAGAACTCAGACTATCTATCAGATACAGAAAAGGCTGCAGTACAAACAAAACTAAATGCATTAAATATGATGACAGTAAGACCTACCATTATAGATGCAGACATAGTTAAAATTTTAATAACATGTGTGTTCAAATACAATGAGAATGCAACACAATACTCTAACGGAGAATTGGTGACATTAGTAACAAGTTCAATCAATACATTCGATAATACTAACCTTGCAAACTTTGATGCAGTATTCAGACATTCAAATCTTGTTAAGGCAATCGATGAAACAGATAGTGCAATTCTATCTAACACATGTAATATCAGATTAAGAAAAAGAACTACTATAAAGACTGGACAAGAAACAGGTTATACAAGTTCTTTTGGTAATGCATTTTATAATCCAAACATTGGATATAATGCAGCGGGTGGTGGTATCACCCAAACAACAGGTTTCTATACTCAAGGGGATGCAACTAACCTTCATTATTTCGATGATGATGGTAACGGTATTCTAAGAAGGTACTACTTATCAAGTGGTGCCAGAGTTTATTTGGATAATACAGCTGGTTTAGTGGATTATACAAATGGGAAAATAACAATCAATGCCATCAATATTACTTCAACGAGTAATACTGATTCAACGATTGATTTCACAGTTATCCCAGCAGGTAATGATGTGGTCGCAAACTTAGGTAACTTAGTTGACATTGACCCTCTAGATGTTAAGGTAACAGGTGAAGTAGACACCATTGCAAGTGGTGAGTCGAGTGCTGGAGTTGGTTATTCATCAACATCAACCTCGTCATATTAATTATGCATAGAGTGGTCTAAGACTGTAGGTTCAGTGCTTAGAGTAGCATTCCCCGAGAGGGGTTTTAATTTAATTAGTCAATTTTAGGAGAAATAAAAATGGCAGATAAGAAAATAACAGCTTTAACAGCAGTTGCTGATTCAGAAATCGGTGCTGATGATTTATTGCACATTGTAGACAACCCAGGCGGAACTCCTGTAAACAAAAAAATGACCATTGGTCAGATGTTTGAAAACATTCCAACTCACTTAGCAGTAGATGATATTGCTACATTGACAGCATCAGCATCAAACCTTGCATCAACTTTTGCAACGTTCATTGATGGAAGTTCATTTGGTGGTGATGTTGCATTCACTTTGGATAACGGAACAGACGTAGGTCAGTTAAAAATTATCCTTGCTTCAACTGAACCAGCTTCAACTCATAAAGCTAATATTACTGTATCAAACTGGGGTTTCTCAGCTGACAGTACAGAGCAAATTAAGTTGGATACTATTGGTGAAGCAGTAGTGTTAATATGGAACGGTACCAAATGGTATGTCGTTGCAAATACTGGTGCAACTTTAAGTTAAGGTTAAACTAATATATGTCACACCAAGATTATACTATAGATAAGTTAAGTCAGAGACTTCCTTCATTACTTCCCGAGTACTTGAAAGATGAATCTCCGATGTTTGAGGCTTTCCTCAATGCATACTTTGAATATCTAGAAGCAGAAATCTTAGTTCTCGATGTAGAGAGTGACATAGATGGTATTTTAAATGAAGATGGTACAGGCTCCATGTTATTGGAACCTGCTACCATCTCGCCATCACCCGACGAAGAAAATTCATTCATAAAATATGAAAGAACAGATTCCAACCCTCTTGATTCACAATCACTTTTAGATTCAAACGATAATGTTATTACTGCACAACCTTTAAAGGTTGGTGAGTATATTGTTGGAACAAATAGTAAAACGGTTGCAGAAATTACAGTTATAAACAATAAACCTAGTGGTAGATGTTTATATCTTAAGACAATATCGGGAACTGGTTTTGCAAAAGGCGAAACTATCACTGGACGAGAAGGAAGGCAAACAGCCACAGTAAAGTCCTATAAAGAGAATACAATTCTCGCAAACAATCGACTATTAGATTATTCTGATATCGACCATACAACGGAAGAGTTTTTAAATTACTTCCAAACAGATTTAGCACCAGCTTTCGATTTAGGTCTCACAATGAACAAGAGACTTACAATCAAAAACATCAAAGACCTATATCAACAAAAGGGTACAGAAGAATCATTAAAGTTCTTAATGAGACTTATCTATGGTCAAGATGCAGAGGTGCGTTACCCTTACAACGAAACAATATTTGCATCCGATTCTAATTACTCTCAGAAGAGAAGAGTAAATGTAAAGATGACAAAGGTTGGTAGTCTACCGCTTGCCACAGATAAATTAATTCAATATACAGACTCTTCAAAAGTACAGGTTCTAGCTGAATCAGTTGTTGAAGCAGTCTTTGTTACAGATTTAAACAAAGACGAATACTCATTAGAGATTACAGACAATCACAAAGGTACCTTTACTCAAGGTGGTACAGTATTTTTAATTGATAGAGATGGTATAACAACCGAGACTGCAACTATCCAAGGTCTAGTACATTCTATAAACCATGATGCATCTGCAACCTATGTTGGTGTAGATTCTGAAGATGGTATGATATCATTAGAAGATGGAAATAAAACATTATTAGAAGA